TCGTCAGGGCTTCGGCAACGGAGCCTCGGCGCAGCCGTCGCCGGAGCGCGGCGGGGGTCATGCTGAGTCGGCGGGCCCACGCCGTCAGGGGCAGCCGTTCGCCCGCGTGCTCGATGTAGACAACTCGCTGCCGGTTGTTCTGACGCTGCGTATCCGCCGTCGCCCACCGGCAGTTGCCCGGCGCGTACGGGCCGTCGTTGTCGATCCGGTCGAGGCTGTGCGCGGGCGACGGGCGCGGGCCCATGTCCGCGAGGAAGTTCTCGAAGCTCTCGCGCCAGCGGTCGCACACGGTGATCCCGCGGCCACCGTAATTCGCGTAGTCGCCGTTGCGCTGGTTCAGGCAGCGGTCGAGCATGTTCGACCACGCGGCGAACTCGCGGCTCTTGCTCTGGCCGTGGGTCCTCGTGCGGTCGCCGATCTCGCGCCGGTAGCAGCCGCAGGACTTCACGCTGCCACTTCGAAGATTCCGCGTCGTGACGATCGTCGCGACACCGCAGTCACATCGGCATACCCAACGAGGCTTGCCGTCGCGGGCTCGCTGAGGATGATGCTCGATCGCGGTCAGTCGGCCGTACCGATGGCCCGTCAGGTCAAGGAGCGGTGTCGGCATGGTCGTCATTCTACCGCGAGGGCGGCGTGACGCTCGATCTCCGCCCCGACACGGACGCGATCTTCGCGACGCTCGGCGCATCGGCCACGGTGACCCCCGTGGACGGCGCGCCGATCGCCACGTCGGTGATCGTCCGCAGCCCGTCGGCGCCGTCGCCCGCGGACGGCGCGCTGCAGGGCTACCGCGCCGTGCAGCCCCTCAAGGAAGCCGCGCTGCTGAAAGCCGATGTCGCCCAGCTCCCCGCCCGCTCGCGGATCGTGATCCCGGCCGGTCCAGACGCCGGCACCTATGTCACCGGCGAGCTCGTGAAGGAGGACGGCGAAACGTTCGTCGTCACGATCGCGCCGGTGGACGCCTGATGCCGGCCGAGAGCATGCGCCAGCGCATCATCGCGGCCCTGAAGGCGCGCGCGGAGGCGATCACCATCGAGAACGGCTTCCACACCGACGCCGGCCTCAAGGTCACGCACGGCTACCGTCGACCCGGCGCCGGCGAGACCGACGCGCGGATCGCGATGCTCAGCAACGGCCCGCTCCCGCCGGTCCCCTCCGAGGAGCAGGACGACGTCATCGTCCGCCGTCAGTGGTCGATCGGGTTCATCGCCATGGCGCCGGTCTCGGCGGAGGTCGACGACGCCCTCGATGTCGCCGAGCAGCTCCTCGCGGACCTCAAGCGCGCGCTCTTCCTCGACGACCGGACCCTCGGCGGCCTCCTGCGTGCGAACGAGGAAGTCGGCAACATCGAGATCGGCGCCGAGCAGACCGCCGACCGCGAGCCGGGCGGCACGTGGGTCGAGGCGGCCGTCGAAGTCCTCGTGACGTTCACCGAGCGTCGCGGTCAGCCGGAGTCCCGGTGATGGACGAGTCGCTCAAGCTCCGCGTCGATTCAACCGCGGCCGAACGCGCCATCGCCGAGCTCGGCGACGCGGCGCCGCGCGTGCTGGCGCGGACACTGAACCGGAGCCTCGGCGAGATCCGCACCCTCGTGAAGCGCGGCATCGCCGCCGACCTCGGGCTCGCGGTGGGCCAGGTCGACAAGTCGCTCGGCGAGGTGCGCGCGACCTTCGGCCACCTCGTCGCGACGCTCCGGGTGACCGGGCGTCAGATCCCACTGATCGACTTCAAGGCCCGCGGGCCCGAGCCGTCGCGCGGCCGCGGCCGCGGGGTCACGTACCGCATCGGGCAAGGCGGCCGGTCGGTGATCCCGGACGGCTTCATCGCGACGATGAAGAGCGGCCACCGTGGCGTGTTCGTCCGGGTCGGCGAGTCGGCACGGAAGTCCCGCGGCGCGTGGTCGACAAATCTTCCGATCGGTGAGGCGCACGGGCCCTCGATCCCGCACGTGCTGGGCCGGCAGTGGATCGCCCAGGCGTGGCAGGAGCGCGGCGACGAGATCGTGCTGAAGAACCTCACGCACGAGACGGACTACGCCCTGAAGCAGGCCGGGAAAGGTGGGGTGCCGTCGTGATCATCGACGACGCGAAGCTGCTGCTGGGCGGCTACGACATCTCGAGCGACGCCAACAAGGTGATGGTCAACGGCGGCTTCGCGCAGGAGCCCAACAGCCGCTTCGGCGACCGCACCGAGGTGTTCGCGAACGGCGTGCGGCGCACGGGCGTGATGGCGGAAGGCTTCTACCGCGCCGCGCTGGACGCGGTCCTCCGCGCGAAGTTCGACGCGGGCGGCGCCCTCATGAGCGTCTTCGCCGTCGCGGCGACGGTGGGCGACGCGGGCGACGCGATCCGGATCAACGCCGGCGAGTACGCGCCGCTGCCCGACGCGGCGTGGGGCAAGGCGCTCGCCTTCGCCTTCCGCGGCTACGCGCTCGGGGCGCGCTACTCGGCGCGCTATCTGGCGTCCGGCACGAAGACCGTCAGCGGCGCGGGCGCGGCGCTCTTCATCCCGGGCGGCGTGCCCACCGGCAAGAAGCTCTACGGTGGCCTGCACGTGCTCGGGGTGTCCGGGATCGGCGCCACACTCGACGCCACCGTCACGTCCGACGCGGCGGCCGACTTCGCGACGCCCACGACGCGCGTGACGCACGCGCAGCAGAGCGCCCTCGGCGACTCGCTGCCGGCGGGCGTCGCGGGCCCGATCACCGACGAATACTTCCGCTTCGAGTGGGCACTCGGCGGCGTGAATCCGTCCATCCCGCTCTTCGCCTGGCTGGCGATCCAGCGCTAAAAGGAGACGACCCATGATCCTGACCAATGGCCGACTCGTGCTCGGCGGCGAAGATGTGAGCGACACCTGCACGGCCATCAACGTGCGGCAGGGCCGCAAGCAGGAGCCCAACAGCGCGATGGGCGACGACACCGAGGTCTTCGAGAACGGTGTCCGGACCATCACGTTCACCTCGACGCACAAGGCGACGCCGGAGCTGCTGACGATCCTCCGCGCGATCGACGAGGCCGGAGAGCCGGTCGAGTGCGTCCTTCGTCGCGACAAGGACGAGGCCGTCTCCGAGAGCAATCCCCAGGCGACCGGCGACTTCAACATGGCGGACTTCAACCCGCTGGACGCGGCGTGGGGCGCCAAACAGATGGTCAACATCACCTGGAGCCCGGCCTCCTCGCTCGCGTGGGCGACGTCGTGAGCGGCGTGACGTCACTCGACCACATCGAGGTGGAGTTTCACGGCGACAGCCGCCCGCGCAAGCTCTTCTTCGGCATCGCGGAGATCAAGGCGTTGCAGCGACGGGCCGGACAGCCGCTGACGGTCGTCATGGGGCAGCTCGGCCTGATGAACGTCGAGGTCACGGAGCACTGCCTCTACGTCGGCCTCCAGCGCGACGACGCGAAGCTGAAGCCCGACGTCGTGACGAAGCTGCTCCAGGCGCACCTCGCCGGCGGCGGCGATCTCGACCAGGTGAACGACCTCATCACCGAGGCCATGAAGGCGGGCGGCGTGCTGAAGCGGGACAAGCGATCCCCGGACCAGCTCCGTCAGCAGATCGCGCGGCTCGAGGCGGAGCTGGTGCTCGTCGAGGCGGCCGAGGAGGCCACCTCCGAGCCGGACCCTACGCCGACGAGCTGACCTTCGATGAGTGGCTCGCGACAGCCGAGACGCTCGCGTACGGCGTCTGCGAGCTCAAGCCTCACGAGTTCGTCGCCCTCAGCCTGCGCGAGTTCCGCCTGCTCGCCGCGGGCGCGATCGAGCGCCATCAGCGTCGCGAAGACCTCGTGGCCTGGCACATCGTCGCCACGATCTCGCCGCACGTGACGACCCCGCCCGATATCCGGACGGTGCTCGGCCGCGAGACCGTCGCCGAGCGCGAGCACACGCGCCAGCAGATGGAGATGCTCCGCCGCCGCGTCGAGAGGCGTCTCGGTGGGTAAGTCGCTCGCCGAGATGCAGATCGTCCTGGAGGCGAGCTACGACAAGCTCACCTCCGGGCTGAAGGGTGCCGGCCGCGAGCTGGAGCAGTTCGCGTCGGACGGCAAGCGGAAGATCCAGACGACCGACGACGCCTTTACGGCCCTCCTCAAGGGCATCAAGGCGAACGAGGCGCAGATCAAAGCCCTCGGCGCGTCGATGGTGGCCGCGGGCGCCACGATGGCGGCGGGGATCGGCGTCGCGGTCAAGCAGTTCGCCGACTTCGAAAGCTCGATCGCGCGCGCGGTCGGCGCGGCCGGTGGTGGCGCGGGCGACTTCAAGGTCTTCGGCGATGCCGCGAAGAACATGGCGCGTGAGCTCGGCGCCGGGGGCGTGACGGCCAAGGGCGCCGCCGACGCCCTCTTCTCCATCGCCTCCGCGGGTCTCAAGGGCGCGGACGCTGTCAACGTGCTGCGCCCCGCCCTCACGCTCGCGGCGGCCACCCAGAGCGACATGGCACAGACCACGGAAGCCGTGATCGCCACGCTCACCCAGTTCGGTCTCGCGACCACCGAGACGGCGCGCGTCACCAACGTGTTCGCCGCGGCGAACCAGCAGAGTCTGGGATCCGTGACCGGCTTCATGGAGGCGATGAAGCAGGCCGGCCCCACGGCGAACATGATGGGCAAGTCGCTCGAGGAGGCCGCCGCCGCCGCGGCGATCCTGTTCAACAGCGGCCTGAAGGCCGAGCAGGTGGGCACCGGCCTGCGCAACGTGATGCTCAAGCTCCTCGACCCCTCGAAGGAAGCGACCGACGCGCTCGCCGCGTATGGCGTGACGATCGCCGACATCGACCCGCGCACGAAAAGCCTCGCGCAGATCGTGGACGTGTTCCGCCAGAAGCAGATCGACGCGACCGCCATCACCAAGGTCTTCGGCCTCGAGAACGCCGTTGCGTTCGAGGCGCTGCGTAAGACCGGCGGGGACGCGCTCACCGAGATGCAGCGGAAGCTCACCGGGACGAGCGCGGCGACCGAGCAGCTCCGCGTGCAGATGGAGACCGGGAGCGGTGCGCTGAAGAACATGCGCACCCAGGCGGAACTCGTCGGCATCGAGATGGGCGAGCGGTTCCTCGAAAAGCTCAAGCCCGCGATCAGCGGCGTGGCCGACTGGACGAAGGCCATCAGTCAGGCCGACGGTGCGACGAAAGACTTCGTGGCCGTCCTTGGGGTCGTCGGCGCGGCCGGATCATTGATTGGCGGTATGACCCTCCTCGGCATCGCAACGATTCCGCGAGTGATCGACGGGCTCAAGCTCCTCTATCTCGCTGCCCTGCCGATCTCCGCAGGCTTCGTCGCGATCGCGGCGGCCATCGTCGCCGCCTCGGAAGCTTGGCGGATTTGGCACAGCCTTACGGCGACAGGAGCGGCACGCGCGGAGGTCTTGAAGTCCCGCGAGCAGGAGATCCAGCAGCGGCTCAGCGCCTACGATGCACGGTTCGGCGGTGACCGGGATCTCGCGCGCCGGCGCACCTTCGGACAGGTCACGACGCTGGAGAAGGAGCTGGCCGCCATTGCCGCCGAGCGCGCGGCCCAGCCTCGCGGCTACAACTCGGATCTCCTGACGTTCGAGCGGGCCTCGATGGACGACTTCGGCGTCGTCGGCGGGACCCCGACGCCGAAGCCGAGCGCCGGCGCCGGCGTCGTCGGCGGGACCCCGACGCCGAAGCCGAGCGCCGGCGCCGGCGCCCCTGCGGCCGGCAACGCGGCGGACCTCAATCGCGAGATCGAGGCCATCGTCAAGAAGTTCTCTCAGGCGGGCCTCTCGGAGCTCGAGCAGAAGCTGCAGGCCGTTCGCCTCGCAATGTCGGGGGCCAGCGCCGAGCTAATCGCGTGGGCCGAGACGATGGTCATTGCGACCGATCACGCGGAGCGCCTGACGAAGGCCGCCGCCGAGCAGGCGCAAGGCTTCGCGGCATACGAAGAGGCGGCCAGCCAGCGCGATCATCTGGCCGATCAACTGCTCGCCGAGGCGAACGCTCATGCCGCCCTCGAGCGCGCCGAGCTCGCGCACGCGCAGAGCACCACCGAGGTCAGCGCGGCCAGCAAGCAGTTGAATGCCGACGTCTCCGGTCTCTCGCGCGAATGGCAGAACGCCCAGGCCGGGCTCAACAAGGTCGGCCGCGAGGGTGACCTCGCGCGCGAAGCGTTCATCCGGTTCGGGGCGGCGGTCGAACATCTCACCGACGAGCAGCGCGTGCAGCTTGAGCGCTACGTCGACCTGAAGCGCGCGATGGAACTGCACGTCGAGACGTCGCGCTTGGTCGCCCGCGGGTACACCCAGGAGCAGGCCGCCGCGGTCGCCGCGAGCGAACGCGCGGTCCGTGAGCGCCAGAAGCAGCGGATCGCCGACGGGGACTACTTCGGGTTCGTGCAGGGGCAGTTCGCGCTGATCGCCCTGCAGGGACCGACCGTCTGGGAAGGGCTCACGAGCGTCGTCCAAAGCGCCGCGCAGCACATGACATCGGCGATGTCCGACTTCCTCTTCAACTTCATCACCGGCACCGCGACGGCCGCCGAGACCTTCGTCAACTTCGGCAAGGCGATGCTCCGCACGATCACCGACTTCCTCGCGCAGCAGGCGGTGAAGACGTTCCTGAGCTTCCTGTTCGGCGGCAGCGGCGGGTTCGAGGTCAAGCACACGGGCGGGCTCGTCGGGTCGGCGGCGACAATGTTGTCAGGTGGCGGCGGTGGGTTGCTCGGCGGCAACACGGTCGCGACGCTTCTCGAGAAGGGTGAGGCGGTCTTCTCCAAGGAGACGTGGGCGAGCGTCAAGGACTTCTTCGGGCTTGGCGACGGGCCCTCCGGCTTCCAGCAGTTCAAGGACCTGATGGCGGGCGGCGGGAGCGGGATCGTCGACAGTGTCGGCAGCTGGATCAGCGCGAACCCCGGGCTCGCCGCGGGCGGCGGCGCGGCGGTCATCGGCGCCGCGCTGCAGATG